CCCAAAGTCGTCGCCGGCAACTCGGACAGATCGAGGACGTTCGATTGAATGCCCTCCAGCACGTGCGTGGTGAGATCGGCCAGGGTGAAAATCTTGGGAACCCCGCCCCGCTGCACCATCAGCACGTCGCTGGACGCCGGCACCACCATCGAGGCCGTCCAAGGAAGCCCCGTGACATACTGGGCCAGCAAGCCCACATCCAGAAGTTTCCTCGCTCCGGCCCGATAGATCGGAAACGCATCGCCCGCCAAGGCGGACGCCACCGCGCTGGAGGCCGCAAACGTCGCATCCACATAGCCCACCACCAACTCCGCTGTGGCGGTCTTGCGCACGCCCGCCCGCTGCAATACGAGCACGTCCCCGCCCGCCAGGCTGGCAACGGCGTCCCCGCTCCAAACCGCGTCACCAACAGGAGCCGCCAACTCGCTGAACAGGTAGTCCGCCAGCACCGACGCCCGCAGCCCCTTGGCCGTGCCCGTCTGCGTCACGTACAGCAGATCCCCATCAGCCACCGCCGCCGCTTCAGTCAATCCGGCCAGATACGAGGCAAACTGGCCATGCGCACGCGCCGCCACGTCGCTCCAGGCCGTCTTTTTCGCCGTCGTTCCCTGCACCACTAAGTACAGGTCGCTATCCGCCAGCACCGCCGAGGAAAGGCCGGAAATGTCCAACATCGTCGCCTGCGCGCCCGCCAACACGTAGTCGCGCAACGCCGACGCCTGGAACTTCACTACCGTCGAATCACGCATCGCAAGCACTGAATCCGCGGCGAGAACCGACGCCTGTGGACTCGCATCCGTCCACGCAGAAACCAGCGCGTAGGACGCCACGTCGTCCAGTCCCAAACGTCCCGCCTCCCAGGCTCGCTCGACGACAAGCCTGTCCCCCGCGGCCGGCGCAAGCACGCCCGATCCCAGCAACGTGCCCGTGACGTAATCGGCTACCTGGGAAACCGCCAACTGCCTGGTAGTCGCCTGGAGGCACACCAACACCTCCGTCCCAGCCAACGGAGTTGACGCGAATGGCAATTCGCTGATCTTGACCCCCATCACCGCACCCTCCCGGATTCCGTCGTTTCAACCCGCATCGACTCGAACGCCCATGTCGCGGCAGACTCCAGCCAAATCACACACCACTCCGCACGCAGGTGCGGGTAGACGCTCACGCTCCGCCCCGCCGTCCAATCCCCGCGCATCGCCACGAACTCCGCGTAGCTGGAACCGGCCATGAACGCCTCGACGGCCGTCTTCGCCCGCCGGGCCGCGTCCTCGGCCGTCTGCCCAACCACGATCCGCCACGTCACGGGACCGCTCCCCGTCGCCATGCCCGCCACCAACCACAGAATCCGCCCGTATGCACCCACGGAACCAACACGCAACGGGCCGAACAACACATGGCTGGAAATGGGCATCCCATCATCCGTCTCGCCACCAACCCGCCGCAAGTGTCCATCCTGGCCGGCAAGAACCACATCCCCGTCGTGCAGGCACGCCACCGTAGGCTGGTGGGAACGTTGTAGCCGCATGGGCCAAAAGGCCCCGTGCACCAGGTCCACGAACCAGTGCAGCCCCGCCGATGCCGCAGGGGTCAAAAAGACGTAGATGCCACGCTCCCGTGGCGAGAACACCAACGAAACAGCGGCCGAATCCGATCGGAACTCTTGCGGCAGCACAGTCTTCGACAAAGGGACCGGACCAGCACCTTCGGGACTCAGCATGTACAGCCCATCGTCACCCAAAAACGCCACCCCCCTCTGGGCCAGCGAATCCCCTGCCCGCGAATCCTGGATCACACACCACGCCGTCCGCCCCACGATCCCGACTCCCCGGGAAACAGTCCGCAAGACACCCGTCGCTGGATCTCCATGAATCGCCCACAAGCTCCTCACGGCACCAATGAACAGGATGCGATCCTCGAACGGCATCAACGCAACGGGCGGTACGCCATGCTCCTGCGCATCAGCCAACTGGAACGCCACGGCTCGCCCCGGATCATCGGCATCCGCGCCATAGTCCCAATCGGTGGGATCCCCCTGGCGCGACGCATAAACCACGTTGTCCGCGCCGATCAACACGAGCCGATCCCGGTAGAAACAGCCCGCCACCGCCCCCGCCGGGATCTCTCCACGCGACGCCACCACTTGATCCACAACACCTGTCAGACTGTCCAGACAGACAATCCCGGTTTCGGAAATCGCGTAGATCTTCGGCCCTCTCACGCACAGGTGGGCCGAATCAGGAACGGCCCCCGTGTCGGCCAGGAGGTTGGCCCCGGCCTCGGTGAGCAACGTCTCTCCAGCAACGGTCAACAAATCGCCCACGGGCGACGAATACACGCCATCGACCACTACGCCCAGAGAACCGCCCGCCACCACCCCGAGCACGGATGCCGAACCGTCAGCAGACGACACGGGCAGCGATACCATCCCCGTCACGCTACTCTCGGGAAAATCGACCCCCAACGCCGTCAATCCGGGCCGCGAACCACCGCGCGCCCGCAACTCCAGCGGATCCAGGCTGCGGACGTTGCACGCCCACGGCGCGGGATACACCTCCTGCGACGGCAGGTAGTAGGAGCCGCCGCGCCGCACGCCGGCCAACGGAAATCGAAGATCCAGCACTCTGCCCATCAGGAAAGCGCAACGGCCCCCGTGTTAATGAGCACCTCCCACCGATAGCCCCCGCCGCTCTTGGAAACTGAGACCAAATCCAACTGGTCCCCCTCGTCGGCGAAAACGGCCTGCGTGTTTCCCGTCGCGTTCAGCCCCTCCGCCGCCGTGACCGTAACGTCGCCTCCGTCCGTCTTCAGTCGGAGCAAGAAGCGGATCCCCGGCCTGCTCGGAGCGATCAAGGTCCGCGTCTCGGCCCCCGCAGACACCATCTCCAGCAAGGCCAACTGCCGATCCACGAAAATGGTCCCTCCAGGACCGGGATCCATCATCAGGTGGGGCGCGGCATACATCTTCTGCAACAAATTGTGCGCGGCCATCAACATCCTCTCAGCAATCGACAAAAACAGTCAACAATCGACAAAAACAGTCAAAACACCACTCTGCGAGGCCGTACCTCCAGAGATCGTCACCTGCAATCGTTCATCCACAAGATACACGGGCACCTCAGTCAACGTAGACGCGGTTCCGTCCGTGGTCTTGGTCGCCGGAGCTACGGGATACATCCAGCCATCGGCGGCTAGGGTCTTTGCCAGAACCATTACCCCGGTGGTTTCTCCGCTAATCACCATCGGCGCGGACAAAATCCCTCCCTTCTGCCACCTCAAAGCATGAACCCGACCGCGAATCCTCGACCCGACGTAAACGGTGCAATTTCCGGATGCGTCCGTCGTCAATGTTGCCTGCAACACTTCCATCATCACATCACCTCGCCATTGAACGTAATCTCCCCGACCCGCAACAGCGGACTAGGCTCCCAAGGCTCCTCGCCACCCCGATCCGGCCCCAAATGATCCGGGCTGGATGCGTCCCGGTCGGCGGCAATCGCCGCGGCCAGCGCTTCCATGAAACGCTTCGCGTGAACCCCCTCACGCTCGTCCAGGTAGCGCTCGGCAGCCGCCAAACATGACTCCGTGATAGCCTCCGCCAGCGCCTCTCCGCCGATCGGGTAGGGATTCGCCTCGGACAACATCAACGGCCGCAGTCGCATTCTGGCCGTCAAAATGTAGGCGGCATCAGGAACAGGGTAAAACATGATCTGCCGCCGTGAGCCAACCGTGGGATCGAACTTCACCGGCACCACCGCCGCCAACCTCGGCCTTCCCGACAAATCGTCGTCCTGCCTCCACCGGCGAACCTCGCTTTCCTGCACCACCCTCACCGGCGGATAGTAGTCGGATTTCCCCGGCTCATAGGTCAAGTCGCCCTCCAGCGAATCAAACTCCAGAGGCAACTCGTAGCTGTCCACCCCGGACTCGGTAGTGATCGTCTGGAGCGGACGCAGAAAGCTCCAGCGATGCGCGGCATAGACGGCGTGAAGCCCGTCGCGCAAACAATCGTGGAGGTCATCCAACTGTGCCGCCGAAAACCCCTCCCGGATGCCGAACATGGCCCTGCCGACCCTCTCGATGAGACTGGAGTAACTTACCCCCATTCCAGGCTCAGGGGCCGCGATGATCGCCGAAAAGTCCGTCTCAAAATGGTAGGTCTGCCCAAGATACACGATCTCTACGAACGCCGTGTAACCGATGCCCTCAACGGGTTCCTCGAACTCGTACTGGTACACCCCCGTGGAAACATGGCTCATGTCCGTACTGTCCGGCACCACCACGGCCCCCGTGTCGAGCCGCTTGATGCCGAACGTCCCTGTGGGATCGGACAACTTCGCTGAAGTCACGTCCGTCAGTACGCCATCCACGCGCCAAGTACGCCGGATGATTCGCTTCATCAGTTCACCACCGTTTCCTCAGTGACGATGTTCACGCCTGCCGCCGGAGCATCAGCTATCGCCTCCAGACTGTCGGTGCTCTCATCGAACGTGCCGCCGCCACTGTTGATTTCCCCCCTCGCCGTCGAATCGGCCGTGTCTTTTCGTGCCATCGCCCTCAGCCACTTCGCCAACGAGGTAATGCCCGTGAAGACGCCCGCCAATGCGTTGAGCCCCGTGGAGAGGGCGTTGACGCTGGACTGACTCGCGGCTGTCTTGGCCGCATCATACTCCGAGGCTAGACTGGCCTGCACGCCAACCCCGCCAATCGTGCTCCCACCACCTCCCAGCACCTTGCCGGTTAGGTCGCCATC